AATGGCATTATCGTCTAACGAAATATACCTTGGAAATCCAAGGCTAAAAAAAGCTAATGTAAAGATAGATTACACAGAAGAGCAAGTTGCTGAGCTCGTAAAGTGTAGGAATGACATACATTACTTTTGTAATACGTATATGAAAATCGTTAATGTTGACGTTGGCATGATGAACTTTGAAACATATGATTTTCAAGATAACATTATGGACTCTGTGATGTCTAATCGTTTTACTATATGTAAGATGCCTAGACAGTCTGGTAAGACTACAACAATGGCTGCATTGATATTGTACTTTGCTATATTCAATGAAGCATTTAGTATTGCTGTTCTAGCGAATAAGGCAGCAACAGCTAGAGAGATTCTTCATAGAATTCAACTTGCATTTGAACATTTACCATCTTGGCTACAACAGGGTATTGTTGAATGGAACAAAGGTAATATAGAATTAGAAAATGGATCAAAGATAATGGCTGGTTCAACGTCATCTGGATCTATTCGTGGTGGTTCATTTAACTTGATATATCTTGATGAGTTTGCATTCGTTCCAGCACAGATGCAAGAAGAGTTTTTTGCTTCTACATATCCTACAATTTCATCTGGTGATACAACCAGAGTTATGGTTACATCAACACCAAAGGGAATGAATCTATTCTATAAGTTATGGATTGATGCACAAGAAGGTAGAAACGAATATCATCCAATTGATGTTCATTGGTCAGCTATTCCAGGAAGAGATGCGGCCTGGAAAGAAACAACAATTAAGAATACATCTGAAGACCAATTCAGACAAGAGTTTGAATGTGAATTCTTAGGATCTTCAAGTACACTTATCTCACCTTCGAAGCTAGCAACGTTGGTTTTTCATGATCCTAAGTATAAAAATGATAATGTAAAGGTATTTGAAGACCCAATAAAAGATCACGTCTATGCTATATCAGTTGATACTTCTCGTGGTATAGGTAATGATTATAGTGCATTTACTGTTGTTGATTGCTCTGTTGTACCTTATAAAGTAGTGTGCACTTATAGATCAAATATTATTAGTCCTATGTTATACCCAAATATTATCAATCAAGTTGGTCATAGATACAACGAAGCCATATGTTTAGTTGAGATAAATGATATAGGTCAACAGGTAGCAGACATATTGCACCACGATTTAGAGTACACTAATCTAATGACAGCACAGTGGAGAGGCCGTGCTGGCCAGATAGTTAATGCTGGATTTGGTGGTGGATCTCAGCAATTAGGTGTAAGAACAACAAAACAATTAAAAAGAGTTGGTTGTGCTTCATTGAAGACAATCATCGAGAATGATAAACTAGAGATTAATGATTTCGATATCTTCCAGGAGCTTACTGCATTTGCTGTAAAGGGAACGAGTTATCAAGCAGAAGAAGGACATCACGACGATTTAGTGATGAGTTTAGTACTATTTGCTTGGTTGACTAACCAAGAATACTTTAAAGAGCTAACAGATATAGATATACGAAAAAATCTATACGATGCTAACATTCATGCATTGGAAGAAGATATGTTACCGTTCGGATTTATGGATGATGGCCAAACCGATATCAAAGATAATGATGAATTCAGACATGGAGACTCATTGATTACACACAATCCGTACGAATTAGATAAGTTTGAAATTTTTTAGTGAACCCCTCTATTTTATAAATAAATACGAACCAATTGTCAACCGGATTAAAGTCCGAATAAAAGGAGAGTCACCATGGGATTTCAAGTCAGTCCAGGTGTTAATGTTACAGAGGTTGATCTAACCACGTTGATCCCAGCCGTATCTACTACGGAAGGTGCTCAAACTGGTTGGTATCGTTGGGGTCCTGCAGAGACCGCAATTCTAATCTCGTCAGAGGAAGAATTGGCCGCTACGTTTGGTGAGCCAGATTCTACTAACTTTGAAACATTTTTCACCGCAGCAAATTTCTTATCGTATTCTAGCAAATTGTTTGTATCTAGAGCTATTCCATCAGATGCAATGAATGCGACTACCCTACAAACCGAAGCCACAACTCCATCAGGCAGCAATGCTGATCATGTTGAGTTGGTAAAGAACAGAGACGCTTTTGAGTCTATTACGATGTCGTCTGCTGCTTCGGATTCAACATTCATAGCTAAGTATCCTGGTGCAGTTGGAAATAGTCTTAAAGTGAGTGTTTGTGACGGTCCTCTTGTGTTTACAGGCTCGTTTACAGGTACAACAAACAGTTCGGTAGACCATGGTGATGCGAACAACACTTTTGTAGCTAACTGTACAGTTGGTAATACTGCTATTGTTATGAAGGCATATGGTCGGGAATCAGGCGATTCGTCTAGTCAGACCAGTAACGCTATTCGGCTTAAGGCCAACAACGTAATGAACAATGCGCAAACATTTTTCACGGTTGGTGATATTGTTCGTTTGGGCAACAGCTCAATTGGTCTTCAAGAAGCTCAAATTACAGCGATTGGTGCTACGAGTGTTTCTGCAGAATACCATAGTGGTAATACTACTACAGAGTGGACTGCTACTTGTAACCTAACAATCGATGACAAGTATCGGTTGTCTACTGCTTACGGAGCGAACAGTACTGTCGGTGATGGTATTAACTCTGGTGGTCTTACTCGCTTCTGGGAAGGACATAATCTTACAGATGTTGCTCCTGGCCAGACCGATTATTCAAACAATGTTGCAAACAACACAGCTAATGATGAGTTGCACATTGTTGTTTGGGACCAAGATGGTACAATTACAGGTACTCGTGATACAGTTCTGGAAGTTTGGGAAGGTCTGTCCCGCGCCAGCGATGCCAAGAATGAGAGTGGCGAATCGATCTATTATAAAGATGTTATTAATGATCAATCACGTTGGATGTATGTTGGTGGTGCAGATATTCGCGCAACGTCGAATGTTAATACTGCAGCCGAAGCGTATACCAATACAGCACTAAATCTAAACAACTATGTCAATGCCGAGAAGCCTTATACAAAGAGCTTCTTGGTAGGTTCTGATGGCACGAATCCAAATGAATCTAATATCGCGATCGCACAGTTACAGACTGCGGTAGATGTTTTCAAGAATGCTGAAGACATTGATATCTCTCTAATACTGGCTGGTAAGTCAAGAGATGGTACAAATGGCACACAGTGGGCAAATTATCTAATTGATAATATTGCTGACATGAGAAAAGATTGCATGGTATTTGCATCTCCAGAAAAGGGAGATGTTGTTAATAATGCAGGTCTCGAGCCCACATCTGTTACAGATTTCCGTGGCTCGTTGACGCCTTCTTCATATGCAGTATGTGATAGTGGTTACAAGTATCAATATGACAAATATAGTGATGTATATCGATACATTCCTTTGAATGGAGATATTGCTGGTGTAACTGCTAGAACAGATGATCTTAGAGATCCTTGGTGGTCTCCAGCTGGTTATAACAGAGGCGTGATCAAGAATGTTGTTAAGTTGCCTTACAATCCGGACAAGGCAGATAGGGATCATCTTTATAAGAACTCTGTCAATCCTGTCATGACTCAAGCGGGTCAGGGTACGGTATTGTTTGGTGATAAAACAGCTTTGAATCGGCCCAGTGCTTTTGATAGAATCAATGTTCGTAGATTGTTCATTGTTCTAGAAAAAGCAATCGCGACAGCTGCCAAGTTTACATTGTTTGAGTTCAATGATGAGTTTACAAGAGCACAGTTCCGCAATATGGTTGAGCCATTCTTGAGGGACATTCAAGGTCGGAGAGGCATTTATGACTTCCGGGTTGTCTGTGATGAAACAAATAATACAGGTGAGGTTATTGAACAGCGTAGGTTTATAGGAGACATCTATATTAAGCCTGCTAGAGCAATCAACTTTATTCAATTAAATTTCATTGCAGTGCGCACAGGAGTTGAATTCTCTGAAGTCGTAGGCAAGTTCTAAGATAAATATTCAGAGAAAGAAGGAGCAAAGTAAATGGCTTTAAATATTAATGAAATCAGAGGACAGCTAGCTCTAGGTGGTGTGCGTCCTGCACTATTTCAGGTGTTGTTGAATAATCCAGTTAATCCAGCTGGTGATGCAAAGATGCCTTTTATGTGCCGGACTGCGCAGGTTCCAGCGTCTACATTGGGAACGATTGAAATACCATATTTTGGTAGAAAGATCAAGATTGCTGGTGATAGATCATTTGCAGAGTGGACAGTAACCATTATGAACGATGAAGATATGTTGATTCGTAATGGTATGGAGCAGTGGTCGCAAGCAATTAATGGCCATGTTGGTAACGTGAGACAACTGGGTGCTGCTACTCCCAGTCTTTATAAAGCTAATGCACAGGTT